TTAATTCGGAAAGGATTTGACTGGCAAAAATTTCTTGACAATTTCAAAAGGTTTAGAAGTGCATTTCCCCATCAAAGAATATCAATTAATTGTGTTGTTCAAGCTATGAATTGTTTTCATGTAATGGATGCTCATAAAGAATTATATTTGAGAGGTATCATTAATAGTTGGGATGATTTTACCTTATGTATTTTACATAATCCAGATTTTTTATCAGTTTTAATTCTTGATATGGAATCCCGTAAATTATTAGGTGAAAAAATCAAATACCATATTAAAAATTATCTTGTGCCTGCAAAAGCTCAAAGATCTATTAAAGAATATATGTCAATTCTTAAACTTTTATCTACCGAGAAGAAAGAACATCTTCTTCCTATGTTTAGGTCTTATATGTCTGGACTAGATAGTATACGAAATGAAAACTCTTTAGAAGTTTTTCCTGAATTAGAGAGGATTTTGAATAATGATTGATAAAAATAAAATTGATCCTAATAATGGAGTTTTTTGTAGTACTCCTTGGTTAGTTTTAAATATCAGACAGGATGGTAAAGTTACTCCTTGTTGTGTTTGTGAATATAATTATGGAAATATTAATGAAAAATCTTTGTGGGAAATTTGGAATGATGAACCCATTAAGAAATTTCGTGAGAGTATGGTAAATGGCACACCACATAAAAACTGCCAGGTGTGTTACAATAACCAAGCCGCAGAAAAAATTTCTATTCGGGAAGAGTATAATCAAATTTTATTTGATGATAAGTGGTCTAATTATAGAAAATTTATATATGAAACTAATGATGATTATTCAGTCAATGAACCTGGATTTGTTTTTTGGGATTTGAAATTAAGTAATAAGTGCAACTTTAAATGTAGAATGTGTAGTTACGCTTCAAGTTCCAGTTTTGAGTTGGAACAATTTGGAAAAATTTCTGGAAACTGGGATGCTGCAGAAAAAACCTACGAAGAAGTGGAACCATTTATTAAAGATGTTAATCACTTGTATTTTTCCGGCGGTGAAGCTTTAATTGTAGATGAACATTGGAAGATAATGGATAAATTAATTGAATTGCGTAAAAATAATAAGGTTACTGTATCATACAATAGTAATTTTAGTAATCTTGTTTATAAAGGTAGACATATTTTTGATTTGTGGGATCAATTTAATAAACATCTAGAAGTTCATATTAGTATTGATGGTGTTGGTGCAAGAGGTGAATTAATCCGAAAAGGATTTAAATGGGATAGATTTGTATCTCATGCGGAACAATTTAGGGAGAGATTTAAACATAAAGAAAAAACTCACGAGTTACATTTTGATTGTACAGTTCAAGCATTAAATATTTTTGATATCGTCGATCTACACCAGTATCTCTATTCCAGTGGATTGATGAAAGATATTGACTTCTTCTTTTTGAATTTTTTACAAACTCCAAGAGAACAATCAGTTTGGATTTTAGATAAAAAAACAAAAGAAGCCGCAAAAGAAAAGATAAGAAATCATATTGATAACTTTTTAATTCCCAATAAATCGAAAATGTGTGTTGGGTTCTATGAAAGTTTAATAACATATATTGATCTTTATCAGGAACAAAAGTTAATCCCACAGTTTTTGGATTCAATGAGAAGATTTGATAAAATAAGAAATGAAAGTGTTATGGAAACATTTCCAGAGTTTCAAAGAATTTGGGATGTAATTAAAACTAAACCTAAGACTTGATAAAAATTTAAACAAATGGTATACTAAACATTGGATGAAGAATTCAACTATGTCAAAAAGAACTTATACAATTGAAAAAAAAGATCCAACACACAATCAAGTATGGGAATGGAATGAAACTCCAGAATTGGCTAAACTCCTTAAAGAATTACACACAAACAAGCCCTCACCCAACGCTTGATCCAACAACGCCTTGGTATGATTGGTTATGTTACTGCGAAATCTGCGAGAGTTTAGGCCCTATTCCAGGTCAGCCTTCTCTTCGCAGATTTATGGCATATCGAAGGTATTTAAAAGAAGTAGGTGTATTATGAAACAAGATCCTTATTGGTTTTTTAATAAGTGGGGAAATTTGGACGACCAAACTCCTGTAGAAACTTTGTTTAAAAAAATTGAAGAGTTGGAATCTAGAATCAAAGTTTTAGAAGAAGAAAATGTGAGTACTACAAACGAACTCTATCGTATGGAAAACTCTCTTGATGCTCGCATAGATATTATTGCCGAACGTTGTAGGATTAATTACGATGTATGAATTAGACTGCTTTGAAAAAGCATTAGCACACTTTGGAACAAGAATAGAAATTATTATTGGTCTGGAAATAGGTGATAAAATTGATGCTGATAGTGCCTATAAAATGATTAAAGAGGAACTTAAACAACTCAAAAAGATTCGTAAGAAATATAAAGATGGCGACTGCGAAGAGTGTTAATAGTTGAATTATAAATACTCTAAAAGTAGGAAATATATTGGTATAAAACATGGCGTCATTGACCACCAATGGAATAAGATTTGCAGTAGGAGATGAACTGAATTCAAAAAGAGGGATTTTTCCTACTAGCACTGCTTGGGTTTTTTATCAATCAGCTGCGCCTACTGGGTGGACAAAATCTACAGCTCACGATAATAAAGCACTTAGGGTTGTGTCTGGATCTGGTGGTGGATCTGCAGGAACAAATGCCTTTACAACTACTATGAGTAGTTTTGTTATTGGTGGGGCACTAACTGCTTCAGATGGTTCGGGAGGATTGTCTCTAACTACTCCTCAAATTGCTTCTCATGATCATCCTAATGGCGGTGAGATTGGAGTATCAGCTAATCCTCAATTATTTAATCCAGATGGAGCTTTTATAGGATGGGGAGGTGGAGATGTGGCCCGTGCAGGCGGTTGGACAAGAACTGCACCCGGCCAAAGCGAAACTGGAAACGGAGATTCACACTCGCACCCCGTTAGTGGATCTGGAACGGTTCCAAATCAAACCGTTGATATTTCAGTTCAATATATAGATGTTATCATCTGTACTTTTAATGGATAAATACTTTAAATAACATCTGTAGTTTACATTATATAAGATGGCTGCTAAACTAACATCCGCCGGAGTATCGTTCAGTGACGGTACAGTTTTGAATTCTAAGTATGGTATTGTTCCACAAAGTTCAGTATCAATATTTTTTCAAGCAAATGCTCCTACAGGGTGGACAAAATCTACAACTCATAACGATAAAACTCTTAGAGTTGTTAATGGAACTGGTGGAGGTTCTGGAGGAACTTCGGCATTTAGTAGTGTATTTCCTAACTCTCTTAGGACCGTTTCAGCGCCAAACGTCCCAATGACTGGGGGTACTGGTAATACAACACTAACTACTCCACAATTACCAAGTCATAGTCATCCTAACGGTGGTGCTATTGGATTGAGCCCAGGCGGCGGTGATGTTCAGGCCGGTGCTGGTTGGAGTAGAAATTCTCCTGCAACAGGAGCAAACGGTGGAGGTGGATCACATAGCCATCCTTGGTCAGGAACAGCACAATTTTCAACAAATGTGGATCTTAGAGTTCAATATATTGATGTTATTGTTTGTACTTTTGCCTAATCCGTGATAGAATGAGAAAAATATTTTTGTCTATATGAAGAAGAACGAATCTGGTAATTATTGTCCTCTTATTAAAAAAGATTGTATAGAACATAAGTGTTCTTGGTATACTCACGTAAGAGGAATGAATCCAAATACAGGTGAAGATGTGGATCATTGGTCTTGTGCTGTAACTTGGATGCCTATGCTAACAATTGAAAATTCTCAACAACAAAGACAGACTGGCTCTGCTGTGGAGTCATTTAGGAATGAAGTAGTAAAATCCAATACTGAAAATAGACAACTATATATTGATACACTACAACAAAATGGTATTTTACCAGTAAATGTTACACCGTTTACGAATACTCATACGCTACCAGGAGAATAAACTGTGAGACTAAGCATCATCCCTGCAGATAACCGTGTCTACTTAGATCAAGTATCTTATGGAGATATAGATTTATCTTGGATTCCCGAAATTGATGGAAAAATTGTTCATGCAGTTCAGTGGTTAGATGGTAAAGGTGAAATTGAATTTGTTGGATCCCATCAAAATATGAAACTAGATACATTAGTATTGCATGGAATTTGTAACTTCGAACAAGCGATTGATTTGTGGAATGAAAAAAAAGAAGAAGAAGAATCTTTAATTCAACAACGATTGCTCGAAGAAGAAAGGCTTAAAATAGAAGAACAGGAACGTATTCAATCTCAATTTCTTGAAGCATTTAATCAAACACACCTTTCCACTTCAAATGATGAAGACGAAGAAGATGATGAAAATATCTTCTATGACATCGAAGAACTTTTAAAAGAGATTTAAATTTATATTATTGGTAATATAAAATGAAAAATACATTGATTGAAAATAACTATATTGTCCTGCCTAATTTTATTTCAAAGGAAAGGGCATCTAATCTTTCCTTTGAATTTTTAAAACATTGCAAAGAGAATAACTTAGAAGGCGATTCTCAGGCTCCAAATTCATATTCTGCGTATAATTATACTTCATTTTTAGAATTACTCTGTGAAAAAACTCCAGAAATCTCTTCTGCAATTGGAGAAACAGTTTTACCTACTTATGCTTACTCCAGAGTATATAAAAACGGAAGTGAGTTGGTACGACATGTAGATAGAGATGCTTGTGAAGTGTCATTGACTTTACATTTGCATGGAGATTCTAATTGGCCTATATGGATCGAAACTCCATCTGGAGAAAGTCGTTGTGTAGAGTTGAATCCTGGAGATGCCATGATCTATCTGGGAAAAATTGCTCCTCATTGGAGAGAAACCTATGATGGTGAATATTACAGTCAAGTATTTTTACATTATGTCAGAAGTCGTGGGGATTGCGCTTATGCATATTTTGATAAAGTTAATGAAACAAACAAACCTATAATTAAAGATGTTGTCTCGAAAGAAACCCCTGTTACCGAGACAAAAGTTGAAGTTCAACTAGCTTCTCCTAAAAGTAAAAAATCATTAGATGAATATATTTTCACATTAGATAGTGTTGTACCTGAAGAATTGTGTGATAGAATTTTAGAAGAGTATCATGATTGTACTTTTTGGACTTCAAGTAGTGTGGGTAACGGAAATGTAGATGATCAAATTAGGAATTGCGATATAATTAACATTACTGAAAATATAGTGCTTCAGAAAAATTTTGATGTTAGAAAGAAACTTGATGAAGATTTCTATGTTTGTGCTTCAACTGCAATAAACGAATATAGAAAGTTATTTCCAGAAGTTGCTTCTGAAATTGATACTGGTTATAACTTATTGAGATATAAAGAAGGTCAGTTTTATACTCAACATACTGATTCATTTAAAAGTCAACAAAGATCAGTAAGTTGTTCTTTTCTTCTAAATGATGATTATGAGGGTGGTGAGTTTGCATTTTTTGATAGGGAAATTATAATAAGGGGCGGGAAAGGATCTATTGTAATGTTCCCATCCAACTTTATGTTTCCACATGAAATTATGCCCGTAACATCTGGAACTCGATATTCGATCATTACTTGGTATGTCTGACAAACTTAAGGGAATTCCAAGTATCTACTATCTTAACTTAGATTCTGAAGTGGATAGAAGGAGATACATGGAGAGACAATTTGAAAAATTGAATCTCAATAATGTAACAAGATTCTCTGGATCAAAATACTTGGTTGAAAATTATGATGAGTGGAAAGATATTCTACATTTTCCACAAATAATTGGAGACAAACGTCATCAACTGGCAGCTTCGATCACATTATCTACTCTTGAAATGATTAAACATTGGTTGGAAACAACTGATGAAAAATATTTGATTTTATTTGAAGATGATTACGATTTGAATCTCATTGAACATTGGCACTTTGATTGGGAGTACTTAATGAGCCATGTTCCATATGATTGGGACTGTATTCAGTTGGGTTTTGAATCAAATTGGTATATTAAGTTCTATCTTCATCCTAAAGATCCGACAAGTGCTTATGGACCAATCCTAATCAATAGACACTTTGCTCAAAAATTAATTAACTTACATTATGTAAAAGAAAAATACATGTTAATCCGTAAACATGGAATTTACCCTTGCAATACTAAGTATAGAGTTGTTTCATTAGATAGTTTTATTCCTTTCTTAGGTAAGACATATCAGTTGCCGTTGATAACTCAAAATCCATATCTAGATAAAGTACCTAAAAAACATCATTTTCTTTGTAGAGATATCTATTACGATTGGTGGCAAAATAAGAGAGACAACTTCACTCTAGAGGAATTTTTTTCTTACGGAAAAGAAAATGATATTGAAATGGTAGAAAGGTTATGACCAAATTAGAGGGGTTTCCTCCAATATATTACTTTAATTTAGACCATAGAACTGATCGCAGAGAATATCTAGAAAAACAATTTTCCGATTATGGAATAACAAACTATCATAGAGTTAATTCTTCTAGGTATTCTGTAGATAATTATGAAGAGTGGAAATCCAAAGTAATAATTGACAAACTTAGAACAAAAGTGTGGTTTCTTGCTACTCTAATTGACAGAATACATGGTATAATTGATTGGTACAACTCTAACGTCTCTGAAACTTGTTTGATAGTTGAGGATGATTTCTCTTTAGAACCAGTTCAATACTGGCAATTTAATTGGAAAACCTTTGTCAACAATTTACCTTGTAACTGGGAATGTATTCAACTCCATATCATCGGTGAAAGATTTGTTAGAGTGAATCTTTCCAAGTGGACTCGTAATAATCATTCTACTGGCTGCGTACTCATTAATAGATCATATGCAGAAAAACTAATTAAACTTCATTACATAGATAAACAATTCAAATTATATTCAAACTATGGGTATAGAAATTGGCCAGAATATCACTATCAGTCTGTAGACTTTGTTCTATATCAAATAGGAGTAACATATTCCATTCCTATCTTTACTACTAATTTTAATTTTATAAGTGATGGATATCGAAATGGAAAGATTAATCAGATGTCTAAAACTTGTGACACTATAGTTTTGGATTGGTGGAAAAATAAGTCTGTAGATTATAGTCTAGATGATATTTTTTATTTGAATTCATTTAAGAAAAAAGAACTAACACTAGAAGTGAATCATGAATTTAAAGGATAAATTAAGGGGTCTTCCTCCAATCATTCTTGCAACTATTGATGAGAGAAAAGACAGACAAGAATATACCGAAACTCAGTATGATTATTGGGGAATAAAAAACTATACAAAAGTTTCTGGATCCAAGTATCAACTTTCAACATATGAAGATTACTGGAAAGACCTAGTTATCTTGAATCCTTTTCCAGAAGAATATAAAAGAAGGAAACAACATATTGCAGAAATTTCTATAACTCTTGCTCACTTAATCAACATTAAAAATTGGTTAGAGACTACAAGTGATCCTTATGTAATCATCATGGAAGATGATTACGACCTTAGTTTTATCGAACATTGGCACTTTGATTGGGAATATTTGATGAACAATATCCCGTATGATTGGGATTGTATTCAAATGAGTTTTGAAAATGATAAGATTGTTCCTTGTTACTTGCATCCCATTTTATCCGGCCACAGTACAGGGGCTTCTTTAATCAATAGGAGATATGCAGAAAAAATTATAAGTCTTCATTATAAAGAAGGTAAGTTTGATCTTTCCCAAAATATTTGTAATTATAAATGGTCTCCTAGAGGAATTGAGTATTACAGTGGAATGGGAATGCCTAATTTTACTACGGATTATTTTCTTGGACACAATGGAAAAACTTATTGTATGCCACTTATTTCAGTAAATCAAAATCTTGGTAGTTGGGCTCAAAATATTGATAGGAAAAATGAAAGAAAAGATTTGGAGTTTTGTTATAAAGCTTATAAAAAGTGGTGGACACAACTAAGAGATGATTATACTCTTGAAGAATTCTTTACTTATGGTAAACCAAATGATAGAATTATTGTACCAAAAGAATTGGAAAAAGAATTAACTTACGATATAGGTCTTTA